TGACGAAGCAAACAAGCAGTTTACTATCTTATTTAGGATATAAAAGTTTCAATAAAGAAACAGGAGTCGATTGGAAATGGAATATTACAAAAGTACTAATGTATTACGATATATTCAAAAACTACTATGCAAACAAACAAGAAGAGTCATTTTATACAATTGACGGAGTAAGGACATTAACAAGCGCAAACCTTAGTTCAGTACCTAACACGTATTTTATTGCAGCAATTGACGGACCAGATGTAAATGGATTATACAGGATAACACAGATAATTCAAAATCCAACAACGCAAGTAACACCTATACAAGGTGACGGAATAGTTATTGCATTTCGAGATTTGGAGAATTACAATTTAAATAACACCTATCTCAGCGGAAATATTGTATTCACTCCTACCGGAGAGGGTCGAACAATAAATTTAGAGTTAAAACCTATTAGCCAATTAATAGGAGAAGGAGTATTGGAAGACATATCAAGTTCAATAATACCAATAAGTGGGAAACCCTTTCTCCGAGCTTACAAATTTAAAACACTGAATGGAGAAACGGCGACAAAATCAATAAACATAACAAATAAAATAAATGCTTATACCGTAAGTGGTAATTACAGCAAATTCAATCTCACTTCGATAGACGATATGAGAGAGAATATATTATCCGCCGGAAAACAACAATACATATCAAACGATGAGTTTATAACAAAACTATATGAAAGTGTTATTGACATTTACGATACATCAGACACTCCAACACCCGTACCAAATAGTGCATATCCTATGGTAGGACTAGCGTTAAAAACTTACCAAAGCGATATTAACACCAACTGGGTAAATACAGAGTGGATAGATGGAGAAACAGGCATTAATTCCATAACAGCCATCGACACATCTTCCGGCAGCTTTACTCTTGACACTCTTAATCTCGCAAAAAAAGTATATACAATGCTTAACCGTATAGCTGTAAGCGACGGCTCATACAACGCATGGATTCAAACTGTATATACAAGCGGAGGACTCAACCATGTTGAAACTCCCATCTACTTAGGAGGAAGCTCTCTCGAAATAGAATTTCAAGAAGTAGTCAATAATAGCGGTACAGAAGAACAACCATTAGGTACATTAGCTGGTAGGGGTATAGCAACAAGTCACAAAGGAGGGAATATCATATTCAAAGCTGACGAACCAGGATACATATTCTGTATTACATCTATCACTCCACGAGTAGATTATTTTCAAGGCAATGACTGGGATATATATCTAAAATCGATGGACGACATCCATAAACCTCAACTCGACGGAATAGGGTTCCAAGACAGACTTTACAAAAACGTAAACGCTAACATAGACCGAATAGACGATCTCGAGAAATCAATTGGAAAACAACCGGCGTGGATAGAATATATGACCAACGTAAATAGGACATACGGGAACTTTGCACTTATCGAGAATGAAGGCTGGATGTGTTTAAATAGAATATTTGGAGAAATAGACTCCTATACAACCTACGTGCAACCACATCTATATAATAACATCTTCGCAGACACAGATTTAACAGCACAAAACTTCTGGATTCAAATAGCATTTAATATTAAGCCTAGAAGAGTAATGTCTGCAAAAGTAATTCCTAACATTTAAAAAAGAACATTATGATAAAACCAACTTTTTTTCCAAAGCCAATAAAAACCAATTACGAATTTCAAATTGGAGAAAGCATAGAGAATAAGGTTCGGAGAATCACCGAAAACAACGAACCAATTACAGACGGAGCACCAATTATCTATACCAATAGAGATGACGGAGTATTACCGGCTTACAACATTAGAACTGACAGGTGGGAGATTGCTCAACAAGCTATGGACGCAGTTAACCAAGCAAACCTTGCCAAATCCAAAAATTACGGAAAAATAGAACAACAAGAACAAAATGCCCTCGATTCGAAAGAAGTAGGAGACACTTCTTCGCAGCAGGAATCGGCGGGATAAACCGCACATCTAAAAGGCTGGGAGATAGAGACTTAGTCTCTACTCCCTCCATTTTTCACAAAATGGTACGCATGTAGCATATATTATCTAGTATAGGTATAAGCCCTTGTAAAATTACAAGGGCGAAAAATTAAACAAATAGAACAATATGGGATTCGGAAAATCATTCATAAGTGGACTAGGGTCCTCAGCAGCTAGTACAGGAATAGGATTTATTGGAAATGCATTAAGTAAAGTCTTCGGACTGAGTTGGTCACCCGAAAGAGCTATGAGAGAACAAGAAGCTTATAACAAAAGAATCATGGCTTTACAAAACAAATATCAACAGCAAGCTGCCGCACAATCTCAGCAATATGCAAAAGATTATTGGGATTACACAAATACAGAAAATCAAGTAAAACACTTGAAAAATTCAGGATTAAATATCGGCTTAATGTATGGACAAAGCGGAGCCGGCGGTATGGGAGCTAGCGGAGGAGCTCACCAAGAAAGTCCAGACCAAGCACAGGGAAATCCAGTAGGAATGGCATTACAAGTTCAACAACTCGAACAACAAAGAAGAATGAATGACGCTCAAATTGCACTAGCAGAAGCACAGGCTAATAAAGCAGGAGCAGAAGCTAATAAAATTGCTGGTGTAGATACACAGGAAGCCTTAAAGAGAATTGAAGAAGCTGGTTCTCGAATAGAATTAAATCTAAAAGAAGGTAATTACAAAGAAGCTCTAACAGATTTAACAAAAGCTGAAAAAGAAGCTACAGACGCTCTTAAAGCACTTAGAGAAATGCAAGAAGGTTTAACAAAAGCTGAAATAAGTCAAGCCTTCGCCATAGCAAGCTATTATAGCGAAAAAGCTAATACAGAGTATTGGACAAAAGAAAATGAAAAAATCCAAAATGAATATCTGAAAGATACTTACAACGACAGGGTAGACGCAGCATATTATAATAATGCCGTAGCAATAGCCTTAGCAGCAAAATACAGAAGCGATAAGGACGTCAACGAAGAACAAATAAAACAACTTCAAGCAAGTATTAAAGAACTGGAAGCTCTCGCCGATAAACATAATTGGGATAAAGAGACATATCGTAAACAAGTTGAAGGTATGATTGAACGTTGGGAAGAACAAACCTTTAACGAAAGAATTGGACTGGGATTGGAATTTGGAGATAACATTGTAGATATGCTTTATAAAGGACGTAGGAAAACAAGTAGCACAAAAACCAAATCGACTAGACAAGGGAAAACCACTACAACAGAAACATACACAGAATCTTACTAATATGTGTTTATATCCTAAATTTTTTAAAAACCCAAAATATTTACCTAACAAAAAAAATAAGGGAAAACCTCCTGTCTTTAATGACAGGAGACTCCTTTATATACCTGCAAAATGTGGGTGTTGCATTGAATGCAGAAAAGAGAAACAAAGAGAATGGAGAGTACGCCTAGAAGAAGAATTACGAGAGAATTTCGGTTATTTTATAACATTAACTATCTCACCAGAAGGCATTAAAGAACTCGAAGAAAAAACAAATTTAAAATGGGAAGAAAATCCAAATGAAATAGCAACCAAAGGACTAAGGTTGTTCTTAGAACGCTGTCGAAAAGATACATCAAAGAGCATAAAACATTGGTGTGTCACCGAATTAGGAGAAAAGAAAGATAGAATACATTTACACGGTATATTTTTTGGCCAAAAGAGTGCAGAACTGATAAAAAAACATTGGAAATATGGATTTTCCTTCATAGGACAATACTGCAATAGCCGAAGTGTCAACTATATGACAAAATATATGTTGAAAGTGGATATTAAACACCCAGAATTTAAACAAATTGTATTAGCTAGTCCAGGAATAGGGGCGGGGTATATGAATAGACTAGACTATTTATGGCAAAAACAAAACTATAAAAAAATCGATGTAGCTACCTACACATTTCGAAATGGTACAAAAATGGCTATGCCAAAATACTATAAAAATAAAATATTTACCGAAGAAGAAAGAGAAAAAATGTGGATTAATAACCTCAATAGAGGTTTATTATGGATATACGGAGAAAAAGTAAAAGCCGATGACTGGAAAACCATCGATAACCTTAGAAAATATTGGCAAAATTATGGACGTGAAGTAATGGGAGATAATCCTATCGCATGGAATGCTATGAAAGAACGAAGAAAAGAAGAAAAACAACGACGAGCTATTGCAGAAGCTAAAAAATTAGCTGAAAAATTCAGCACGGAAAATCTAACAGAGTTACCGTTACAGGCCGATTTTCCTATGCAAGAGAACAAGGAAGAATGGGAAGATATGATCAATCAATATATTAAAAATAATACGTGGGCATTTGAACGAGTAAGAAGGTGCACGACGACAGAGCATTACGACGCTTTGGGTGAGATTGAGGTAGCGTGAAATACTACCAGACAGTAATTAGACAGTATTTTTTAATGTATAAGGCGGAAACTTCGTTTCCTTAGTCGCTTCGCTCCTGTTTATACGCTCGCTACGGCGGAGCCTACTCGCTGTATTCCTTGCAGGAATCGAGCAAATGTTAAAGATGTTAATAACATAGGTTAAAATGGGATATTTTATTGGAAAATGAGATATTTCATATTATCTTTGCTATGTAATCAAAAAAAACAAAATCATGAAAAAGTTATTATTATTAAAACACATCGAGATGAATTTTATCATGGCAATGTACTTCAAAAATGAAGAACAAGCTTATGATTGGTGGTCCAACTTCTCAGCGGCAAGTGAGTGGGTAATTATACACGAAGGAGAAAGGAGAAAAAGTGGACATAGATATGGGTTAGTTTACAGTAACCTTGACGAACAAGGAAAATTGTATTCAAAACACATTATTTGTTTTTCTAAAAAAGAAGCTGCAATTTTAGAACAAAAAATCAAAAAAGAAAATCCAAACTATATTACTACCATTCAAAAACTTTACTAATGGAAACAAGACTAATAGTAATTACAAAACACATTGAAAACGACCAATTTTGGAAAAGAAGTTTTAGTAGCGAAGAAGAAGCTATCGAATTTAAAAACTCCCTAGCAAATAGAGACTACAACAAGCATGAAATAGTAGGCTTAATAAAAGAAAGGAAAAGTGGTCATCGATGGTGTTTATGTATAAAAAAACCAAAGAAAGATTGGGAAAAAGAAGCAATGTTCTTTAATTCAAAAAAAAGTTGTATATTAGCGGCCAGGCTAATTAAAGACTATGATAATAATTTAATAACAACATACTCTAAAAATTACTAACATTAAAATCTTATTAAAAATGAAAGAAAAAATCAAACAATTCATCAAAGAAAATTGGATAAGCCTCCTACTTATCTTAATATTAATTGTAATCATTTCCTGTCAAGGGTGCGGTAGTTCCTGGAAAATTACAGGGAATACCGTGAATGTAAATAACAAATGTAAAAATGATACAATTGAACATCACAATGATACCATCAATTACGAAATACGGGAAATTCCGTAAGAAAGAATGGATAAAAAGCGCTAAAATACCATTTGAGTCATTCAGCGAAGGAAGCTATGCACTCCTGTGGGAAGGGTTCGAATGGGATACAGGGTGTGTAATAAAAGGATTTAGAGTAGTTATGAATTGCTGCCTCTTCAAAGAAGCAGAACGACTTGAAAATGAATTACGCAAAAGCAGAGTTATATTAACAAAAATTGAAGCAACTAAAAACATTTAATTATGAACGAGAAAGAAGCATTAGAATGGGCAACTAGTCAAGATGTAGTAAAAATAACTTGTGTCAAAGAAGGAGAAGACGATAAATTTATCTTTACAGTAGGACAATACAATGTATCTCCTCTTGTATTCGACAATAGAGAGGAAGCTGAACAATATCTTAAAAATAATTTTAAATTCACAAATCTAGACCTCGCAATTATCGGAGCTATGTGCCGAAGAATTAATGAACTTAGTGAAGAACAACTTAAAAACGAAGAAAAATGAAAGTAAGTATTGGAAAAAACACCCTTGGAGGTGGTAAAAAAATGAATGTACGGTTAAATAATTATAACCGTAGTACGCACGATTTAAGCACCGTTGTAAGAACAACAGCGGCCGTAGGAACTTTAATACCGACATTAAAACTATTTGTGCAACCTGGCGATACTGTCCCTATTCAAACTAGGTGTCATACATTAACTCACCCAACAATTGGGCCTTTATTCGGGAGTTTTAAACAACAAAATGATTTTTTCTTCTGTCCAATAAGATTATACAACGCTATGTTACATAACAATGCATTAAATATAGGGTTGGACATGAAACAAGTAAAATTTCCCTATGTAAGATTAACAACATTAGAATGGGTTGACGAATATTTAGACGGCAGTGCCAATACTTTAAAAAAAGAGGTACACCCATCTTCATTACTCAGCTATTTGGGATATAAAAGACTTAGAAATGCAGACTCGAACCAAGACAGAGGCTCAATACAAATGTTGCCAGTAATAATGTATTACGATATTTTCAAAAACTATTATGCAAATAAACAAGAAAAGTCTTTTTACCAAATAGTTGCCGATGGAAACTTTATATATAGCACTAATCCAACAGCTTCAACAAATACCTTTTATTTCGGAGTTTACTCCAAAGTTTCTGGCAAATATGCAGAAATCCAAAAAATAAAAAAAAATCCGCCTTCTATCAAATACCAGAACCCAACTGGTACGGAATATTACATAGGCTTTACGATACAAACAAATCAAGCGATAAATGAAGATAGTATCACGTTGTTAATAAAGGATGCAAATTTCGACAGCAGAAGGTTATACAGAATTCAGGGTTCACTGCAAAGTCTTATAAATACAGGCATAATAACAAAAGGCAATTCCAATGCAGCGACAAATACAGCTACTTATATTCTAAATGAAACGCAAACAACGGCAGGACAAGGTACCTCGGAAAGTGTAATACACTCCTTTTTTACAATAGGAACGGTAGAAATGCAATTCTTCGGAAGCAACTATGCCAAATACGAGCTCACTGAAATCGACAACATGAGAGAAGATATACTCGCGGCCGGCAGAACTCCATGGGAGGCAAATAGTCCATTTATAACAGCAATTACAAAAACTATTGAAGACCCTAATACAAGCGCACCAAAAAACCACGTTCCAGCCACATCTTTCCCAATGGTGGGGCTCGTACTAAAAACCTATCAAAGTGACATAAACACAAACTGGGTAAATACTGAATGGATAGATGGCGAAACAGGAATTAACGCTATAACAGCAATTGACACAAGTGGAGGTAGTTTCACTCTGGATACTCTTAATCTCGCAAAAAAAGTATATACAATGCTTAACCGTATAGCTGTAAGCG